CAAGATACAAGTGGCACTCAAGTCAGTGACGGAGCAGGCGGTGGAGCTGAACCAAATTCGGCGGCTGGCATTGCTAACAATGTAGTGTTATTAAATAACATTATTGAAAATGGTATAGATGTTGGCGCAGACATAGTGTACGGAAGTAGATATTTTTTAACAGTTGATAATAATACAAGCGGATTTATTGATCAGACGAACCCAGATAACGTTGATGCATTACCAGGTAAAGTTATTAAAGGTAAACGGTCAGGTGCTGTTGGTAGAATTATTACATTTAGCCAAACAACAAATGAAACAACATTCTTTATGCAACTACTTGAACCTAAAGAGTTTGATGCCACACAGGACAATGCAACACAAGCACCAGGTGAAGAACTTGAAATGGGTAATTTTGTTAAAGCCAAACAAGTTACAATTAGAGTTGAAACAGGAATTTATGAAGAAGATTATCCAATTAGACTTCCAAATAACGTATCATTAAAAGGCGATGAATTTAGACGAGTAATTATACGTCCTAAACAGCGTGTATCACAAAGTAAATGGGCACAGACTTATTTCTATAGAGATAGAGAATTTGATGGTAATACTATCATTACAACAGGTACACCATTTACAAACCAATCAGGTGAAGTAACTGGATTCTTTGGATTTAACTATCTTACGGATAACACCAGAGGTATTCAAGTTGGCTCTAATGTAAGTAATCTTGGAAAATATAATAAGACAGCATCAATAATTAAAAGCAACAAAGAATTTATTATTGATGAAGTAATTGCATTTATCAACACAAACTTTGTAAACACAGGTTTCTCATATGATGAATCAAAATGTAGAAGAGATAGTGCAATTATTTTAGAAGGCGCAGGTTTTGATATTGCATTTGGTACAAACTACAACGCTGTCACAAATGGTTTAGCATATCAAAGAGCAAATAGTGCATATGTTCTAAGTGATCAGTTCAATGCAACTGTACAAGCAATAACATTTTTAAGAGATGGTGCTCAGACACTAGCAACAAACGGTGGCGGAGATACAACTACAAACACAAGACTACTTGCATACTTCAACGAAATTATTGACATTATTACAAACGGTACGGTCAGTACAGATACAGCAGCTGATGCATTAGTATTTCCTGCGCCGGGTGCATTACCAACTACAGATGCAGATGATGCAGCATCAAGATTACAAGCAAACAGAGATTTTCTTGCAGCAGAAATAGTTGCATTTGTAAATGATAATTCGCCACCAGCAGGATACAATCAGGCAAAATGTTTACGTGATGCAAAATATCTTGTAGACGGACTTACATATGATATTTTATATGGCGGTAACTATGCATCAAGAATTGTTGCAGAAAGTTATTTTGAAGGGGCAACAGCACAACTTCCAGTTGCTCAACAAGCAAAAACTGTCGCGGCTTATCAACACATTAGTGGTGTAATTGATGATGTGATTCAAGGTGTATCTGTAACGCCAACAACAGGTAATACAGAAACCCAAAGCACAACAGGTAATGATGCCACAGCAACAGAAGCAACACAGATAGATACATTAATAACTATTGTTACTGATGTTATTACAGCAAATGGCATTGGCGGATTACCAGCAGAAGTTATGCCTGTAGTAACAAACGAAAGTGCAACTGAGCAAGCAGCGAAAGCGGCAATTGATGCAGGAGCATCTGCACTTATAGATGATGTAATTGATTTTATTGATAGCAACTTCTTGAACTTTGTTTACAACGAAGCAAAGTGTAGAAGAGACACCGGTTACATTGTTGATGGTGTAATTAAAGATTTACAAAGAGGCGGTAGAGAGTTTGCTTTAGAAAATCAAGGTCAATATTATAATGCATATGTTGGTAATGGTTTTGCTGGACAAGAAAACGAAACAGCAGCCGCAATTGGTCATATTAGTACATTAGCTGCACAACTTGTACAAGGCATTGCTCCAACTAAGAGCGCAGGCACAAACTTTGATCCTGACATTAGTCAAGGTCCTTCTTTTACAACTTGGACTACAGATACCATTTACGCTCAAGGAGACTTTGTTGTCCGTGGCACAGGTGGTGGTTCAAGATATTATAGATCTTTAACAGCTCATACCAGTTCATCAGCAGATGAAGTTACAGAAGCAGGAACTGGTAATATTATTCTTACCGAAGACAAATGGATCGAAGTTACATATGATGTAACCTTGATAGGACAATTAATTGACATTGTTCAACTTCCTTTAGAATCTCCATCAACTTACAATCCACCAAAACGTAACGATGAAATGGATGTGTTCTTGATGGATGACGCAACTATTGTACGTAATGTAACAGTACAAGGTCACGGAGGCTTTATGTGTGTGCTTGATCCGGACGGACAAGTATTAACTAAATCACCTTATATTCAAACAGCTTCAAGTTTCTCTTTAAGTGCAAACAAGAAGGCATTTAGAGGCGGAATGTATGTTGACGCTTATTGTGGTAACATACCAATGCGTATACTTGCAAACAGCGGAAACAGTACGGATGTAGGCGTTAGTGGCGGTAATGTTACATTGGATTCATTTAGTATTGCAGTTGAAAGTTTAGATGTAGGCGGTGAGCCGCAAGGTTTAAAACTACGTCTACCACAACTTCCTGCACCATTCTACTTTGAAGGTATACGTTATCAGGTAAATGCAATTTCAAACTATGATAGTGGATTAGGTAGAGCTGTGCTTTACTTAGATCCAAACAGTAACAGTGGAAATGGTTACGTAAAAACAGGAACTGATGTTCCTGGTGATCCAGGTCATGCTGTAGATGATGTTGTACAAGATATATTCTTACAAACAGCAGGTAACAGATCGATTCTTGGTAACGACTTTACACAAATAAACGACCTAGGTTATGGACTTGTTACTAACAACGGTGCGTTCTCAGAAATGGTTAGTATGTTTACATACTACACACATGCGGCATATTATGCAGCAAACGGTTCAGAGATTAGATCACTTAACGGTTCAAACGGTTATGGTAACTTTGGTTTAGTTGCTGAAGGTGCTGATCCAAACGAGATTCCAGATCAAGTTGTAACATCACGTGATACAGGGCAAACAGTAAAAGCATTTACATATTCAACAGGTGGATTTACAAATGCACTAGCTGATACAAGTTTTACTGTATATGATTTTAAAGAGAGACCTTTAAAAAATAGTTTTGTAACTATTGATCATCCTACAGCAGGACCATTAAATTATAAAATTACAAATATTCAAAACCTATCAACTCCAAACAACGATGGAGTTACTGGAGCAGAAGGTTCACCAGTAGCAACAGGAATTAATGCATTAGATACCACAATAGGTGGTGGTAATGGATTTACAGGAACATTGCCTGCTGTAAGTGGAATATTTTTAGATAAGCCACAGAAGTCAGCAACAGGTTCAGGTACTGGCGCAAGATTTAATATTACTATTGCAGGCGGTAATGCTACTATTACACTTGCTAATAGTGGTTCTAATTTTTCAATCAACGATGACATAGTAATTGATGGAGCCGATATAGGTGGAGTTTCAGTAACAAATGATATAACTGTAAAAGTTTTATTGGTATACGAAACAACACAAGGAACATTTAGTAATGATATTTACAGACTAACTATCCAAGAAGGTTCAAGTAATAACGACTTCTTTCCAGACTTACAAGAAGCACTGGCTCATAACAGTTTTGTGGAATATAGACACGGTGAAACATTGATCTTTAATGGTGTTGCCAGCCAAAATATTACAGAGCGTCCAAGCACAGCTATTAACTTTGATGAAAGTGATCTAACAACTTATCGTAGTACTGGATTTACTACCAAGGACGATCAAAATTTAGACTTACTTTCAACAGAAATTAAAGCTGTATTTGATACTGATTTTAAATATGTAGAATTAGAATTAGATCCGGCAAACAACACAACAAATGCAAACTTAGTTGGCGGTAGTGGAACAATGGGTGCGGCAACAACAGATAATTATATGTCTGTTAAACCTTTATCAAATCCATTAGACGTTACAAGAATAGTACAGGATGCTACTGATCCATTAAACCAAACTATTTTATCTCCAGGTGATGTAGGTTATACTGGTGGTATGATATTTCCATATGGTTCGAGAAAATTACAAATTATAGAATACGGTGCGGTCTTTACCGGAAGTATTAATACACTACTCATAGATGGTCCTACTGGTGAAATAACTATTAACACCAGTACAGCACATAATCTAACTAACGGTGACAAGGTTTTATTTACAGGACTTCAAGGAACTACGCAACTTAACGGTGTAGAAAAATGGGTAGGTGATGTAACATCTAATGAATTTGTATTATATGATGATGCTGGCCAAACTACTGCAACAAATGGTGGATCGTTTGATCCTCATGTTCCTGGAACAGGTACATACACTAAAACTGATAGTAGCTACTACATTAAAGTACAAGCAATTACAGCAGATGATGTAACAGGTGATACAACCAACGACATTGGTACTATTACAACTGACAGAAGTGTATTTGCAGGAATAATAAAAGGAACAACAGCAGAAATTACTGTAGCTATTTCATTACTAAGAGCTACAGGCCATGACTTTACTGAAATAGGTACAGGCGGATTTAACACAAGTAACTATCCTAATGTTTTATTAGGTGAACCAATTGGTGGAGCATCTGCAAAAGCAGGTTACTACACAGATGCTGATGATGCTAATTCATCTCAAGTTTGGGAACGAAGAAAAGGTAGAGTGTTCTTTATCACTTCTGATAATGATGGATTTTTTAGAGTTGGAAAATTCTTTGTAGTAGATCAGTCAACTGGATCGATTACTTTTGCTGGCGAAGTTGGTATTTCAAGAGCTGCATCATTAGGATTCAAAGAAGGTGTTACTATTGATGAATTCTCAAATGATGAACTCTTTACAGACTTATCAGATACCGCTGTACCTACAGAAAAAGCTATTGCAAACTATGTAAGTAGAAGATTAGGACACAATGGATCTGCACAGCTTACTGGAGCAAATAGAATTAACCCGGGATTTGTGGCGCTTAATGGATCAACAGCAATGGAAGCAAACATGGATATGGGTAGTAATAAAATTGCTAACCTATTAGATCCTACAGATGCTAATGATGCTGTAACAAAAGATTACTTAGATCAGGCTGTATCATCTTATGATGAATTTGAAGATCTTAGAAACGTTACAAAGTCTGTTGTAAGTACAGTCAATAAAACAAAACAATTAATTACATACTCAGGAGTAAGAAGAATTGTTGTTGAGCCTGAATCAAGTACATTATTTGATCCAGCTAGTGCAAACCTAGCACTTACTGGAGCAGCTGGTGCGACTGGTACACTTATTGATAGAGAAGCACGTTTTGATAAAGTGAGAAATGAAAATGTTGTTATTTTAACTTATATCCCTGGACCAACTGATTTTACAAATTTAGGATCAGTACAGCAAACAAGTCCAAGTGTTTCAAGTGCAATATTAGAAGCACCGATTGACGAAATTGTAAATGCTACAGAAGCGACAGACAGTGATATAGAATTAACTATTACTAGAGGTGCTTCAAGTTCAGAATGGGATCTACAAATTGCAGACGATACTATTATAGATTCAGATGTTCATTTACCTATAAACAATACTGAATTTACTACGCTAGGTATTACACAGCAAAAACTTAACATGAACAAAGCAACAGCTACAGCTGCAGCGCCGACAGGTACAGAACAGGCGAAACAGGCTACATTAGGTGTTGCAGGTTTTGATAGTGATGACTTTACAGTTACAGATGGTTGGGTAACACTAAAAGAAAATGAAGTTGACTTAGATGATTTACCTACATTAACACAATATCAAGTTTTTGGTAGGACTACAAACAGCAGTGGTAGCCCAGAAATTGATACTTATGCAAACGTGGTAGACAAAGGTTTAGGACTAGCAGACGGTGACTTTAGTGCTGTACAAGCATACGGTAACCCAGTTAATGATCCAGGACAAGCATTAGTTAAAACAGGTGCAGGAACATATACAACAAGTGAAATTGCATACAACAACGAAGCAACTAGTATTGCAAAACGTAGAAACGATGGTAGTTTACAAGCAACATCATTTATCATTGGTGGTAATGCGACAAACACAGTATTAAGCGAAAGTTCAAACACACTTACCTTTAGTACTCCTGAAGGTGGAACAATACTTACAGCAATTGGATCTAGTAAACCTGCAATGAACACAGGTGGTGCAATTAATGTTGGTGATACTCCAAGCATAGTTGAAAGTGAAATTCATAAAAACTCACCATACGGTACAGTAGGTGGAGCAGCAGGAAGCACTACAGAAACATCAAGCATAGCATCACGTTGGATGTACACATCATTCATTGAAGCAGCTAACGAACTAGGTGTAGGTGGCACAGGTATAGGCTTAGGTACTAATACAGGATTTAGTGATGGTGGCGCTGACGTTATTACATTTGTAACTGGTGGCAATGTTGAAGCAAGAGCAACAACTGCAGGACTAGAAGCAGATGACTTAAGAAGTTTAACAGCAAATACTAACTTAACTTTAAGTGCAAATGGCACAGGAACAGTTAGAGTAGCTGATACAATGACTGTTACAGGACAAATTACAGGAACTATTGACAATGCTGATAATATTAACATTGATGAAAAGAATGACTCTGTAAACTATCAAGTTACATTTAGTACAGCAAATGGTACAGGTTATCAAAGACAATATATTGATACAGATAATGCACACTTCACATATAACCCTAGCACACAAACATTAAGTGGTGTAAGAGGATTAAGCACAGGTGCAGCAACTACTACAGGTACTATTACAGGTAGATGGAGTCTATCAACAAACTCACGCTTCGAAGCAACATACGCTGACTTAGCTGAGTATTATGAAGGCGATAAAGAGTATGAAGTTGGAACAGTAATTATATTTGGAGGCGACAAAGAAGTTACAATGAGTAACGAACATCGCTCAACAAAAGTTGCTGGTGTTGTAAGTGACCAAAGTGCTTATACTATGAATCAAGACTGTCAAGGCATTAGAACACTTGTTGCACTACAAGGTAAAGTACCTGTTAATGTAATTGGTAAAGTTGAAAAAGGTGACATGTTGGTAGCAAGTGCTATCCCAGGTTACGCGGTTGTAGATAATGATCCTAAAGTAGGAAGCGTTATTGGAAAAGCAATAGGATCAAAAGATGATACCGAAAAAGGAACAGTTCACGCTGTTGTAGGTAGAGTATAATGAATAGAATAAATATACATAGCGAGGAACAAAATGGCCAATAGATATCCTTTAGTAATTGATACATCTGATAATAATAGACTAAAAGAAATACCTAACGGTGATAATCTACTATTAACCGGAAACAGTATAACAGGTGTTATAAATATTACAGCATCAGGAACAGTTACAGCAAACGATGTAATAGTTAGCGGAAATATAACATACCAAGGCAATGTTTTAAATAATATTGCAACATCCGGTGCATACAGTGACTTAACAGGTGTACCTACAGCACTTAGCCAATTTACAAACGATTTAGCATTTAGGTCTTCAGGTGATAATGTAAGTGTGTTTACAAACGATATTGGCTATCTTACTACAGTTGCATTTAATGATTTAACTTCAACTCCTACTACCTTAGGCGGATACGGAATCACAGATGCGGCAACAAGTTTACAAGGTGCATTGGCTACCACAGCTTTACAAGCAGGTGCGAACATATCTACATTAAATAACGATAGTCAATATGTTACATTACCAGATTTACAAAATGGAGTTATTACTGTTGATGTTAATAATTCTGGAGACCTAGTTGGTAGTGTGTTTGCAGATGATTCAACTGTAATGATTGATAGTATATTAGCCGCAGTAAATTTAGATGGAACTATAAGAGGAAATGTTGTACCAAATGCTAATCAACACAATACATGGGACTTAGGTAACGATACCGTAAGATTTAAAGATGCATATTTTGCAGGAGCTGTAAAAGGATCGATCGTTGCATCAACAGCAGCTGCACCAACAGCAAATGCTGATCCTGGGGACACAGGAGAAATAAGATATGACGACAATTACTTGTATATTAAAACAGCTTCAGGTTGGAAACGTACAGCACTAAGCGGAATAGTTTAACGGAGATAACAAATGGCAATAGAAAGAGTAAATGTAGGAACACTAGCAAATGATGGAACAGGTGATGATCTACGTCAGGCATTTGTTAAAGTCAATAATAACTTTGATGAACTAAATGCAAAAGTTACAGGACAAGCTACAGCAACAAACTTAGGTGCAGGCACAGGTATATTTTATTCAAAAGAAGATGGCGTATTAGGACTGAAAAGTCTTGTAGCTGGAACTAATATTCAAATTACTAATGATGCAGATACAATAACTATCTCAAACGAAGGAAGCATTGTTTTGCAAGGGTCAACTGGTGTAGGTGCAATGACTGGACCAAACAGGACTTTAGTTGTACAAGGTGGAAATAATATTTCAACCACAGCATTGCACAATACAATTACAGTAGACATAGATGGAGAAGGTTTAGTTGTTAATGATACATCTCCTCAACTTGGAGGTAATTTAAATGGCGGTAACTTTAATGCAACTAACTTTTCAATAATTACAGCAAATGAATTTAACGGAGCGTTGACTGGAACAGTTGATGGCATTAATATTACAAATCTTTATAACCAACTTTCCAATGTGCTTGGTTTTGATTATGGACAAATTACAGTAAATGCAACTAATGCATTAGATTTTTTAGTATCACAATCAACTCTTTCATATGGAACTGTTGTGTCGCCAGCATCTATTGATTCTGATTTTGGTGGTATTTAAATTGGCCAAACAAGGAATAGTAAATGTCAAATTATTGGACTAAAAATTCAGGAGAAACAATTTTAACACTTGAAGAACAAGTGACTATTGCTCCTTACACATTACCACTATCCGAACTAAATGCTGATATAAAATTAATTAGTGGAAGCCTACCAGGTGGCCTTTATTTAGATGGCAATCAACTTAGAGGTACCCCGCACGAAGTTTCAAGAGAAACTACAAGTACATTTGTACTACGTGCAACATATAATAATCAAATAAGTGATAGAACTTTTAAAATAGTTGTAAAAGGCCCTGATAATCCTTTATGGGAAACACCTGCAGGACTTTTACCTATAGGTAATAATAATACATATTTTATATTAGATAGTGCCCCAATAGATTTTCAATTACAAGTTAAAGATCCTGATATAGCTGCAGGGCAAAAGTTAGAATACTTTATAGGCAGTAGAGGTGGAGTATTACCACCAGGAATAAAATTAACATCAGACGGTAGACTTGTTGGTATTGTTGATCCTATTAGAGCAATAGAATTAGCAACAGCAACAGGAAGATACGATGAAATAGGATTTGACGAAGACGACAAAGCAGGATTTGATTGGAGCGTTCCTGATAATAACGGCTTTGACAGTTTTTATTATGATATTACTACATATGATTTAAGTACACCTACCCGATCACCAAAAAAGTTAAATCGTTACTATGAATTTGAAGTTAGTGTAAGTGACGGAGATTCTATAACAAAAAGAACATTTAGAATTTATGTCGTAGGAGACGATTTTCTAAGATCAGATAATACTATCCTGCAAGTAGGAACAAATACATTCCAAGCTGATATTACACATATTAGAGTTCCTATTTGGATAACACCTAGTGATTTCGGGTTTAGAAGAGCAAATAATTATGTAACACTTGTATTAGACATAATCGATCCAAACACCCTAAGTGGAGTAGTAACTTATTATTTAAAAGCATTAAACGAAGATGGTTCGCCTAGTATTTTACCGCCAGGTTTAGAGTTAGATTCAACTTCAGGAGAAATAGCAGGTCGTGTTCCTTATCAACCAGCAGTTACTAAAGAATATAATTTTACAGTTGCAGCTCAAAGAATAGGGTATGATGCTGATCGTGTACAACTACTTAAATTTGCAAAAGAAGAAACCCCTGCAGGATCAACACAATTAAAGGTTAACAAATTTGATACAGCATATTTAAGTAAAGTTCCGGGACAGGAATTTTCATATCTAGGAAGATCGTATCAGGTAATTAGTGTGCTTTCAACAGTCAATGAAGATTATGATGTGTTAAATTTATCATCAGCATTATCCGATAGTATACCTTTAGGATTATCAATTAACCTAGGAACAATTACACTTGTTGAAGAAGAAATAGCAATAAGCACCAAACAATTCAAAATTAGATTATTAGGTGAAGTAGATAGTACAATCAAATGGCTTACACAAAGTGATTTTGGAAACTTTAGTGCAAACTATATTAGTACATTATCAGTTAAGGCAGAAACTACTGTTCCTAATGGTACATTACTTTATAGTTTGAAATCAGGAAGTTTACCACCTGGGCTGACTCTGGCATTAGACGGTGAAATAATAGGAAAAGTTAATAGTTTTGGTCAACCTGGAAAACCAGGTTTGACAATATTTGATAGTGGTACTTTCCAATCAGATAGAAATACAACTAGATTTGACAGAACTTATAATTTTACAATAACAGCGCAAGATCAATTTGGCTTTAGTGCAATAGATAGAGAGTTTACAGTTAAAATTGCAGATCCAGATAATAAATTATACAGTAACTTATTTATGGCACCAATGATGACCACACAAAAGCGTAGGGATTTTGCAGACATTATTAACAACAGTACAATATTTTCACCAGTTTCATTATACAGACCAAATGATCCAAATTTTGGATTACAAAAAACAATTAAGATGCTACTATATCCTGGTATAGAAGCAAAGAATATTAATGAATTTGTAGGTAAATTATCACAAAATACAAAACGTAAGCGTTACCATATAGGTAGTGTAAGAACAGCACAAGCACTTACTCCAGGTACAAAAGATGTTGTATATGAAATAGTTTACTTAGATGTTATAGATCCACAAGAAGCAAACAAACCAGGAAAAACAAAAAAGAAAATTAAAATAGACAACAAGAAAAAGATCTTAGTTAATAGCAGTAAATATACTGTTCCTGATGATTACTACGATGATATACTTTACAGTATAGATGTTGACACAAGAGAAGATGGGACAGTCAAAATTAAATTTGGTGATGACTTAAATGTTGATGTTAGAGAAAATGTTTTTATTAAATCAAGAAATGTTACAACCAATAATTTACCTATAAACATTGCACCAACATTTGAAGTTTTAGAAAGATCAGGGAATCCGTTGCCATCTCCATTTAAGCCAGGGATACTAACAAGTCAAAAATTGCGACCTGATAATCCTAATCCAATTACAGTTGATTTATCAGCTGTTACTGTAGACGGATCTAAAGATTTAGTCAAGTATAATAGTTCTTTAGATCATATAAAAGATAACATTAGATCAATAGGCGAAACTGAAAAGAATTTTATGCCGTTATGGATGAGATCTAGTCAAGCAAACCAAATAGCTGAACTTGGAATGATTAACGCAATACCACTTTGTTACTGTAAACCAGGCACTAGTGCAGGTATAGCAAGCAAATTAATATCTGAAAATATAGATTTCAGTATATTTGATTTTGATATAGATAGAGTTTTAATTGATAGTACACAAGGTGTATCAGAAGATCAATATATTGTGTTCGCAAATTATGATTACAATGTATAATATAGATAAATATAAACAGGAGAGATAAAATATGGCCAGTAATATAATATTAACAGGATTTAATGAATTATATCCTGTAGCAGGACAAGACAATGATAGTCAGGGATTCCGCACAAATTTTGCTGTAACAAAAACAGGACTGGAAACAGCTCGTGATGAAATTACAGCACTACAAGGATCAACAGCACAAGGTGTAGTATATACAAGTGTTGACGGTGTAAATACTAATGATTTTAATGGAAGTATAATACGCGAAGCCGAAATGATTGCAAATACACAAACTGTATATGCAAACGGCGAAAAAAGCGAAGATTACACTATTAGTTGGTTGAACGGCCATTACCAAACTATTACATTATCTGGCAATTTTACTCTCACAATAGCAGATCTACCAGCAAGTGGTAAATTAGGAAAAATTACACTTGAGATTAGATCTAAATTAAATGTAGCAAGATCTCCAATTTTCGCAAGTTCAACAGGTTCAGTTAAAACTACAAGTAGTTTTTCTCCTGTAATTGATAGTGAGGCAAATCCTACGATTATAGAATTTTGGACGCACAACGGCGGCGTGACTTTGTTTGCAAGCGATCTTGGAAAATTTGATACATAATGTTTAATCCTTTAGTAGACGATTTTTCTGACCTGTCAGATAATGATTTAGAATCTAAGATTTTAGAATTGTCTCGTAAATATTTTCAATCAAGAAATCCACAACTACAACAACAAGTTGGTACGATACTCGAAATGTTGAAAGAAGAATCAAAAGCTAGAAGAGCAAAAGCTATTGCTCCTAAAGATGATGATGAAAATTCTCTTGACAATTTGATTAATATCAGTTAAAATACATGTATGCTTATGAAAACAGACTCTCTCGGTATTCCGCGATTCACAAATAAAGATCTTATGGACATGATCTATACTGGTCATGCTGATAAGGTACACGTTGTACTATGTGATCCAAGTGATGACGTAGACAAGTTTAATGAGGCTATGGAAGAACAAGGTCTTAGCAAACTACAAAAGTATATTCCATTAGATGTAGATCAACAGACTTTTGACGGTGTATGTCAAAGTGAATGGTTCATGCCTGATGAATACAAAGACATCAATGTATATGAATATGTACTAGGCAAAGCAGAAACACCTTGTCCGCAACACGTACAAGACCGTATATGGGAAGAATTAGATGCTTTTAAAGAACGTGATATGCACAACTTATTGCGTTATATGATTTATCTTGTAGACTTTATGCGTAAGAATAACATTGTATGGGGTGTAGGACGTGGGTCAAGCGTAGCAAGTTATGTACTATATTTGATAGGCGTACACAAAATAGATTCGATCCAGTTTGGCCTGGATTGGAGAGAGTTCTTAAGATAAGTAACAATATAACTAGGAGGTATAATCATGCCAATGAAACAAACAGGACGTAAGTTACATAAATCAGCAAACGGTAAGATTGTAGATATGGACTTGCTAAGACAAAAAAATGAACTAACACCAGCTGTAGGTAATGTGCGTGTAAATGCACGTGGCGACGAGCTAGGACCAGGTGGCAAAATTATTCGTAAACGTGAAGATATCATGAATGAATATTATGCATCAAATCCAGGTATAAAAGAAGAAACTCCGGTCATTGAGGATCAAAAAGATCTAACTGATGATTGGGTTGAAGATAAAGACGGAAACTTTGTACAAAAAGGAAACTAATTATGGAATTTGACGGTGGTGGATTTAAAGTAACACCTACTATTAAAGGTAGTCTAAAACCAGTACAGAATAGAGTACTTGTAAGTCATATGCATTTCGGTGAACAAAAAACTAAAGCAGGTTTAATTATTAGAAGTGACGATGGTGAAACAAGAGGTATTTACCCGCGATGGGGTAAGGTGTATGCAAAAGGCCCAACCAATAAAGAAGATTATAATATTGGTGACTGGGTGCTTGTAGAACATGGACGTTGGACTAGAGGTATTGACCTTGATCAAGACAACGGAGAAAAATTAACCATTAGAATGGTTGAGGCAGAAAGCATCCTTGCAATGTCAGATGAGAAACCTGATGATGTTACAATTGGTGCAGAATATAGTGACGGCGAAAGTGTAAGTATTGATCCGTCTAGTTTTGTAAACGCATCTTAGAGAAAGTAAATAAATTGAGTAAGGTAGATTTAAACAAGTATAAAGAGTTTGTACAGGAAGTAACAAGCGAACAAAGTGATAATGTGTCGGCAATGACAGATAGAATGATGGAGATGAGCGAATGGGCCAATGCATCATTGCTACTAACAGGTGCAATTGGTATTGCAAGTGAAGGAGGAGAATTTGCAGAAATTGTTAAGAAGTGTATCTTCCAAGGTAAACCAATGGACGATGAAACTGTATTTCATTGTAAACGAGAACTTGGCGATATTATGTGGTATTGGATTAATTCTTGCCGTGCTCTTGGGTTGGACCCTAACGATGTAATCGAAGAAAATGTAAACAAACTTAAAAGTCGCTATCCAGGCGGTGAGTTTGATGTTCACTATAGCGAGAATAGAAAAGAAGGAGATTTGTAAATGAGTACATTAACAGAAGCCCGTGTAGCCTATGACGAAGGGTTACGTAATTTTATGCTTAACATGTATAATCACACAGCTGCAGGTTTAGGTGTTAGTGGTGTTGTTGCATGGTTAACATATTCAACAGGAGCATTATACGCAATGGGCAGTCTTATGTGGCTGTTTATGCTTGCTCCATTAGGTATGATACTATACTATAGTTTTGCTGGACAAAACTGGAACAAAAGCACACTTACAAATTTTTATTATATTTTTACAGCCGTTATGGGCGTTAGTTTAAGCACAATCTTTGCTGTCTATACAGCCTACAGCATTGTACAAGTATTCTTTGTAACATCAGCGACATTTGCCGGAGCGAGCTTATACGGATATACGACCAAAAAAGACCTCACAAGTTTCGGAAGTTTCCTTATAGTAGGATTAATTGGTATTATTATTGCTAGTATTGTAAACTTATTTTTACAAAGCACAGGTATGCAATTTGTGATTAGTATTTTAGGCGTGTTAATTTTTACAGGACTTACAGCCTGGGATACCCAAAATGCAAAGTCAATGTATCTACAGTACCAAGACAGTAGTATGGGCATTAGATTTGCACTAAGTTTATACCTTAATTTTATTAATTTATTCCAAATGTTACTACATTTAATGGGTAATCGCGAATAAAAAACACTTGACTCCGTTGAGATTATACGTTATAATGTATAGCATATAAGGAGTTTAGTTTGACAACACATGCAACAATAGATTTAGAAACAATAGACACTTGCCCACAAGCAACTGTTTTAAGTTTAGGTGCGGTAAAATTTAATCCGCTGGACCAATCTGAGCCCCATTCAGAAATGTATTTCAAGATTAGTATTGATGATCAAGATAAACTTGGTAGAACAGCAAGTGATGACACTATTGCTTGGTGGAGTAAACAAGATCCAAAAATTATGGACGAAGCATTTGATCAACAAGGTGCTATTACAGTTCAAGAGGCTTTAACAAAAATTAAGAAGTTTGTTGTTGGTGTTGATACATTATGGGGGCAAGGATACGGTTTTGACTATACCATACTGGAAGACATGTTCCGCCAAGCTAAAACACCTATTCCGTGGAACTTCTGGATTATAAGAGATTCTAGAACACTTTTTGGATGTTGTCAACAAGATCCACGCAAAGCAATACAAAACGATTTGCACAACGCATTAGCAGATGCTTACTATCAATCTAAGGCTATACAAATGGCCTACAAAGAGTTAGGATTAAAAAGATGAAAGACAGTCCGATAAACACACTACAACAATTAATGACAATTACAATGGAAGAGTGTGGAGAGCTTACCCAGAGATGTAGTAAAATTATGCGTAAGTATACAACCCTAGAAGACATACAAGAAGATCAACGTAAAAAACTTATGGAAGAAATAGGCGATGTACAATGTATGATTGAGCTAATGATTGATCATGGTGTAGTTACATACAAAGAAGTAGCAGACCGTTCTGAAGTAAAAAGAGAAAAATTAAAAACGTGGAGTACATTGATTGACAAATTTTAAAAATACTGCTATAATAGCAGAACTACTATCAAATGATTATGAAATGATTGGAGAAGCAATGCCATTAAAAACTGATGCTGTCAAATTTAATAAACACAGTATGAAAGATTTAGATAAAGTACTCGATACAATACAACTGACACCAAGTGAAATGGCAAAATTAAAACAAATTATTGAGGCAACTAAATGAAAGAATTATGGGTAGAAAAATATCGTCCTAAGACGGTAGATGGTTATGTGTTTCGAGATGAAGCACAACGTACACAGGTGAAGACATGGATAAAAGACAAAACTATTCCGCATTTGTTATTTTCTGGAAATGCTGGCATTGGCAAGACGACCTTGGCAAAACTATTATTCAACGAGCTAGATATAAACGATTTAGACGTACTAGAAATAAACGCGAGTAGAACAAACTCAGTAGATGATGTTCGAGATAAAATTGTAAACTTTGTACAGATGATTCCGTTTGGTGACTTCAAAGTTGTATTGCTTGATGAAGCTGATTATTTGTCGCCTAACGCACAAGCGGCACTTCGTGGAGTTATGGAAGAGTATCACACAACAAGTAGATTTATCCTTACTTGTAACTATCCAAATAGAATTATTCCTGCACTACACAGTAGATGTCAAGGCTTTCATATTGCAAAAATTGATCAAACAGAGTTTACAGCTAGAGTTGCAGAGATTTGTATTACAGAAGGTGTAACTCCAGACTTAGATATTTTAGATACATATGTAAAAGCAACATATCCAGACTTGCGTAAATGTATAAATATGGTGCAGATGAACATTCAAGACAACAGTCTACTTAAACCTAACGAAGGTGATTCAGGTGAAAGTGATTGGAAACTTGATATGGTTGAACTGTTCAAAGCAGGGAAGATACAAGAAGCACGTAAACTGTTGTGCGGTACTGTACGTCCTGAAGAAATGGAAGAAATATATCGCTGGCTGTATGACAATATTGAATTGTTCGGAGACGAAGAAAAACAAGATACAGCCGTACTTACAATAAAACAAGGGCTTGTTGATCATACTTTGGTTGCAGATCCTGAAATTAACTTAGCGGCAACGCTTATTAGATTAGCGAGGTTGTAGTGACATACTTAGTAAATGATAATTGTATAAAATGTAAACACATGGATTGTGTTGAAGTTTGCCCAGTAGACTGTTTTTACGAAGGTGAAAACATGTTGGTTATTAATCCTGAAGAATGTATAGACTGTGGTGTTTGTGAACCTGAATGTCCTGTAAATGCTATTCTTCCTGATAATGCATTTGGAGATCCTGCAGAAGCAATCAAGTGGGAAGAACACAATCGTAAATACAGTGAACTTTGGCCTGTGATTACACAGATGCGTCCTGAAGACGTACCTGCAGATGCAGCCGATTGGGATAACGTACCAAATAAGTTAGAAGAACATTTTAGTGAAAAGCCCGGAAAGGGGGATTAATGCCTTTTGAAGATATTGTTGTAGAACTTCCTTTCTTTACAGAACAAGAATGTGAAGAAGTTAAAGATTATGCATACAAAATAGAAAAAGAATTAATTGATAACGGCTTTAAAGATACTAGATCTAATGATTCACTCGGAGACGTAGTTACTACAAACAATTTTTTTAGATATAATTTTCTAGCGGCACATCCGCACTATGCAGATAGGTTTGCAGATTTTTTATCCCAAACAAATCCTAACTTAGAATGGCCTATTGTTGTACAAAGTTGGGTAAACGTATATAGAAAAGGTCAAGGGATTAAATGGCATAATCATAATGGAGCAATGGGGAAAAGTTTTAGTTGCAATATTTTTATCGATGGACCAACTAAACCTGGAATAACATACAAGCCATTTAATGAAAAAACTATTGTAAGAGAAAACAAAAAAGGTTTTATTCATATGTTTCCTTGTGAATTGTTCCACATGGTTGCACCTATTGAAACTGAAGAAGATAGAATTACAGTAGGAATAACTGTACACAGTTATCAAACAATACAACGTGATATGTTGAATCAACTTGCATTTAATAGTAGAATGTATCAAGACACAATTATTTTAACAAAGGAGCATTTCGATGGCGCTAGAAAAGACGTTTAATGTCAACCACATGAAAAAAGTACGCTGTAGTCATATCCTTATTAGTTTTGACGAAGCAATTAACAGCACACACTCAAGAGGAATATATTTTGCTGTATTTGAAGCGAAGCAAATTATAAAAGAATTAAAGCGTGGTGGCTATAGTTGGGAACAGGCTGTAAAGGAACACAGTGCATGCCAACACAGTTGGTATAGGGACGGAGACCTAGGCTGGTTTGATCTTAATGATGGTATAACACCTGAACTGTACAACGCATGTATGATACATGAAGTTGGCGACTTGCTAGACGAACCAATTCAAACACCATACGGATTACATATTATACATAGGACTGGTTAATGGACGGAATACAAATTATAGAAAATGCTATTCCGGATAAATTAGCAGACTACTTTGAAACAATGATTTTTGGTCTTTGTGATGGAGTAGAAGTTGAACCTATTATTGACTTTAAAGTCAAGCGAGAACCAACAGCAATAGAGACAGACAAAAGTCCTATTAGTTACAAGCATGTACTAAAAAGTGATGCAGAGCAATCTCAGTATCTAAACTTGTTTAGTATTATTCCGCAACTTGTTTGTCAGCGTATGAATATTCCTTTACGTGATATTCCATATGCTAGAATATTTCTAACAAATCCTTATGAATCAGATAACGCTCATATGCAACCGCATACTGATTTAGTTATAGATCATGGAGTTATTTTATATTATGTAAATGACGCAGACGGAGATACAGTATTTTTTGATAGCAATAATAATATTATTAAAAGTGTTACCCCTAAGAAAGGAACAGCGGTATTATTTAATGGACACATATTACATGCAGGTGGAATTCCAATCAAACACAGCAGATGTATAGTGAATTATAATATATTATGAACAAATTAATTAATGACATAGTACGCATAGATGTACTTGAAGAAGAAATAGAGTATTACAAAACTTTATTACAACCACACGACACAGGACATATACATACAACTATAGCATTTTTAGAAATGCGTCTAAGAAACTTAAAAGGACAAAAAAATGAAGGTTAAATTAGTAAGTTATACACAGCCTACAAGCGAATGGAAAAAAGAAGGATTAGAAAATGTACAAGACCTCATTGCGTTTTGTGCAAAAGTTTCGAATCCAGCATCACAAATAAACAAAGAAACAAGCGAACGTTTAATAAGATATCTAATTAAGCATCAGCATTGGTCTCCTTTAGAAATGGCAAATGCTGTAATGGAAATAGAAACTACAAGAGATATTGCACATCAAATTGTTAGACACAGAAGTTTTGCATTCCAAGAGTTCTCACAACGCTATGCCAATCCAGACGAACAAGGTGATATGTTTGAATATAGTGAAGCAAGATTACAAGATACAAAAAACAGACAAAACTCAATTGAAGTAGATGATGCTAAACTACAGCAAGAATGGGAATGGGCTCAAAGACGAATTGCTGTATTAGCCAAAAAAGAATACGATTGGGCAATCAAAAAAGGCATTGCTAAAGAACAAGCACGTAAAGTTTTGCCAGAAGGTATTACTAAAACAAGATTATATATGAATGGTACTATACGTAGTTGGGTGCATTATATTGAGTTACGAAGTGCAAATGGTACACAAAAAGAACATATGGAAATTGCTATTGCCTGTGCAAAAGCAATAGCTGAGATATTTCCTTTGGTTGAAGAATTGAAAGGGGACTAAGCCCCTTTCGTTATACGTCTCCGTATACTTCTAATACTGCCTTAACAGCAGCATGCCTTTCGATATCTCCTTGTGCAAAGTGGACTATGTCCAAACATGTTTGATTGGTGTTTGACAATAGTTTTGTAAAGTCGATTAAACCATTATCTTTTTTCCGATCTGCCTGATTCAAATCGCCTGTTACCGCCATTTGTGAGCCTTCGCCTAATCTTGTTAGTAACATTTTCATTTGATTTGGGGTTGCGTTTTGCATTTCATCTGCAAGTATAAAGCTATGCTTAAATGTTCTTCCCCGCATATATGCTAGTGGTGCTATTTCAATAATGCCTTCTGCTATCATTCCTTCTATTTCTCGTGCATTAAAGTATTCGCGTAGGACATCAAATATAGGCCTAGTCCAAGGCGCCATTTTTTCTTCTAGCGTTCCTGGTAAAAAACCTAAATCTTCGTCCACACTGACTGCGGGCCTGGTTACAATTATCTTGTCAATTTTTCCAGCCTTGAACAGTTTGACAGCTACCTGAACCGCTAACAGAGTTTTTCCCGTACCTGCAGGGCCGATTCCAAAGACTATGTCCTTAGTATCGTCTAGTAGTTTTAGTACATATTGTTCTTGGTTTCTATTTCTTGGAAGTATATTAACTGATTGTTTTTTTTGAAAAGTGTTTATATTCACAACATTGTTGTGGGAATTTGAATGCCGGTTAGCATTCTTTCTTTTTGCACCCATTAAAGTCCTCCTTACATGGATTGTGTAAGTAGTGCCTTAACCCAGTTGGGCTAGTGCCCTACAAAAGTATTTAGTCTATAAAATATATAATTTACAGAAATGTATTCTTCTCGGCAAATCATGATAAATAAGTGTAGTGTAAATTATAGGATAGATTAATGCAAGACATTTACGACATAGTCAAAAACATAGAAGGTATATACGATTCAAATACCTCCTTTCAAGTACTTAAAGATTTTGAAAGGGTTTTAGATGAATTAGATATCTATGTGTATAAAAACTGGGAAGATGGTGAATTAGCACAAGGTCCTACTATAGATCGACATTGGATTAGTTGTAAGTTTATGTGGCCAAGATCTAAAATGCCAGATCCAATGGGCGGAAAGCGTTTATTAGATTATGATTGTAAAGTATTTTTCAAAAAAGATTATGTAATTAAACCAAGAAAGATTCGTGAGCCAGGTGATATTAGACCAAGTAGTAAAAAAGGTAAATTAGACAGACACGGTATTTGGATTGTAGAAATAAAAATGCCAAAAAAACTTGTAGCAGATATATACAGTGGTAGCCAAGATGTAAAATTACAATTGGATGTACCAGGAACTATACCACAAGGACAACCGGCAGAAGATGCTGCGATGGCTGATCCGACAGGAGGTACTACAACAGCACCAGGTGCAGATCCGACAGCAACTCCGGAGGCACCAGTAGTATAATGGGACTTAGACAAGGAGATATTCAAAACTTAATTGACAATACATTTGAAATTGATTCATACCAATCTAAAATGGGTGCAGACAAAAACATTGTTACACTAAGTTTTAGTTTAGCACATAAACAACCAGCAGATGATTTAGTAAAATTTCTTGAAGGCGGTTATACATTTATACTTGATGCAGATGTTACAGCAGGAGAACAAGCTGATGGCACATACAAAGTGTTTATTGAGCTAGAACGCAATAGTAAAAGTAACGAAAACATTATGGAAATAATGGACGGTATTAGTAAATTAGCAGACATAAATAAATTCCGCTTTCGTTATTACAAAAGTTTCAAAGGACATGATTTAACAATTGAAAATTTAGATATACACGTTCCTAAAGATCCAGAAAATTACGGACTTACAATTAAAGAATCACATCTAAACAATTATAAAAATTTCTTTTCAAATAGTTATGTAGACGAAGTAGTAATGGAAAGCAATGACGAAATAACAATTAAGAAAAAATATGCTGATCCATTGATGTTTAAATTTATAGATTTTGGTCCTACAGTTAAAACAATAAACAATATTCAAGAATCCTTTAACACACAGGATTTTGCAGAAATAATATTTTTATGCAAATACATAGGCGACTATAACATAACCAAGTACGGTAACAAATTGACTTTAGATAATTCAGGACATACATTGGTCCTTGAAAGAATTATATAAATATCCATATGCACAGTTGCAAAAATTGCGGACACGATTCACATTGCGGTAATTCGCACCATCGTACAGAAACAGATTATAATGGTGCAACTTATCAAATAAAAATTTGTGACCATTGCAGATGCAACTCTTGCGAACAAAAGGAAACTGAAAATGGCTAAAGAACATTTTAAATTTGATTTTGAAGAATGGATGGCAGAAGAGCTTATCCATAGAGACGATTGGAAAGATTGGTATGAGGCAATGTGTGAGATATTGCCTTTATGGGAAGTCAATACAATCGAAAGGGTTGCTATGTTTGTGGCACAGTGTGGTCACGAATCAGGCGGCTTTAGAGTAATGAGTGAAAACTTAAACTATAGCGCCGCAGCTCTAAACAAAATATTCCCTAAATACTTTATACGGGCAGGTAGAGATGCACAAGAATATCATAGACAACCTGAAAGAATTGCGAACGTTATATATGCTAACCGCATGGACAACGGCGATACTGATAGTGGCGACGGTTGGCGCTTTAGGGGTGGTGGAATACTTCAACTAACTGGAAGATACAATTACACACAATTTGCTAAAGAAATGGAAATGACTCCAGAAGAAGCAGTTGACTATGTACGCACTAAAAAAGGCGCACTAGATTCAGCATGTTGGTTTTGGGATACAAACAATATTAACAAATGGTGTGATGCTATGGACGTTGTAGGTGCTACCAAAAGAATTAATGGTGGTACAATCGGATTAGACGATCGTAAAAAACACTATCTACATGCTATCGATGTATTAGGTGGCGACTACGAAGAACCAACCATTGATTATAATCAAACAGTAAAACAAGGATCAAGAGGTCCATTAGTAGCAGAAGTTCAAGAGAAACTTAACATTGCACCAGCAGACGGAATCTTTGGTCCAGGTACAGCACGTATTGTCAAAGAATGGCAATCAAGTCAAGGACTAACAGCAGATGGCATAGTTGGACCTAAAACGCTGGGAAAGTTACTAGGCTAAATAATAGTATGTTTAGTGGATTAAAAATTGCATTAGTGTTTGTTGTTCTGGCCGCGGCCGGAGGTGGATTATTCTATGTCAAACAACTACAATCTAATTTAGAAATCGCAAGACTAAACAATGCTAAACTTGAAACAGCAGTAGAAACTAGCGAAAAAAGTATTGCAATGTTAAAAGAAGATAATCTAAGACTAAATGCATTATCAGACCAATTAACCAAAGATTTACAAAAAGCCGAACAATACGGCGACAACTTACGCAATAGATTGCGTGAGTTGGATTTAGTACAAGATGCTATTAGAGATAGTGCTAATTTAGAAGGAAGGATGAATGGTGCCACAGCTAAATTATGGCGCGAGTTGGAAGCCGCTACTGGCGGCGATGGCGATACTCCTCTTCCTAACTGGTTGCTCGACGTTCCGCGAACCGGAGATAAAAGTAGTAACACAGATAGAGAAGACAACAGTACCGACAGTAGCTCGACCAAAACCAATTGACCTAGTAGATACTAGAGTCTATGTTGTTACAGCAGAAAACTACGATTCCTTTGTGGAAGAATTTACAGCCGAACATGGTGAATTAGCATATGTTGTACTATCCATGAAAGACTACGAAAACCTTGCAATCAACATAGCAGACCTAAGACGCTACATAGAACAGCAAACTGAAATTATTGTATATTATGAAAACGCTGTTAAGCCTGATACTACTGACAATACTACTGACAAGTAGTTGTACAAAAAACATCAACTGTAAAGCAAAACCTGACCCTAAGGTACAAATAGACGAACGCAGTGTTAATATTGACCCTGGTGCATCTGTTTCATGCAATTTCTGACATAAATACATACATAATAATTGAGGGATTAATATGTGGGAAATGATTGAACAAATGGCGAGCAATCGTCTATGGATTTATACAGCATTAGCTGGATCAGTATTTGGCGCAGCTTTTTTATTCTGGTTCAAAGACACAAGAATGGCAACATGGGGCGTAACAAAGTTCGATGCCACATTAGAGTACCTAGCAATACGTTGGGGTTGGACCTGGTTTCAAAATGATCCAAATGCTTGGCGTGTAAAATATCCAAAAATTACAAGTAAAATAGATGAGCTTGAACAGCGTTTAAATAAACTAGAGGGAAAGAAAAATGCCAAGAAAAAAACTTGAAGATTTAGATAAACCGGCTGAGACATCTGCGCCGGCAACAAAGAGAGAACCTATAAAGTACCAAGAACAAGAGTACCAAGCAGAAGTAGTTTCAACTAGCGATTCAACAACACGCAAAGTTAAACTAGACTTAGAAGTAGATACTAGTGTAAAAGATATGGGACCTAATCCATATGCTAGGCTAATACATTTAGCTAGAGCAATTGATGCTTGGAGAATTTTTCCAAGGATGTTTTTAACTGTATACATTGTATTATTATACAAAGTAGTAATATGGTTTATGGCATTAGATGCTCCAAGTTTTGAGCAAAGCGGCCTTGTTAGTATTGTAGTTGGTGCTGGCGCTGCATGGTTTGGCCTTTATACCGGATCTAGTAAATCTAAAAAATAGTTACTATAAGTAATAGTATGGATTACTATGAACGTTTAGGTGTATCACGAAATGCCTCTCCTGATGAAATTAAGAAAGCATATAAGAAACTTGCATTAAAGCATCATCCTGACCGTGGTGGAGATCATACAACTTTCGCAGGCATTAATGAAGCGTATGATACACTAAAAGACCCTAATAAAAAACAACAGTACGATAATCCACAACCGCAATATTCGCAAGGATTTGGTCCTAACGGGTTTGAAGGCATGGGAGGATTTGAAGATTTATTTTCAAACATGTTTGGTCAAGGGTTTGCACAACAACAACGCAGAAGACCTTTGAGAAACAAAGATATCCGGCTAGGATATAAAATGGATTTTGCACAAGTTTATACAGGAATAGGCACATCGATATCTTTTCAAACTCCTAGTGGTAGGAATGAGATAATAGATGTAAGAATACCGCCTGGTATGAAGCATGGCGATACTGTACAATTTCCAGGTTACGGTGATGATAGTATACCAGGTATACCTAGAGGAATATTACTAGTACAACTAGATATTCAAACGCCAAAAGGATGGCGTAGAGACGGCGAACAACTTTACACAGAAGTTGTGGTTGATGTTTTTGATTTGATTTTAGGTAAAACAGTAATATTAACCACACCTGAACAAAAAAATATATCATTAACTATACCACCAGGTACAAATAATGGCGTTACCATGAATATAACTGGTCACGGAGTTCCTCGTGTAAATACAAATAATAGGGGTAATCTGTACGTTAAAGTTATAGGTATAACTCCAGCACTAAACAGTGAAGAAACTAGAAAGGTACAAGAGATAAAAGATGCAATTAATTTACGCACCTAGTGATTGGCTTAGTAAACCTGTTAAACCTTTTGATTTTGAAACAATTGATGCTGTAAAAACTGCACAAGGTATGGTAGATATAATGGAGGCAAATAAGGGCATAGGCATTAGTGCAAATCAAGTAGGACTAGATGCACAGATACTAGTTATGCAACCTACAAGACATAAAGAGTTAAAACATGCTTTCGCCATAATAAATCCTGTAATAGAAAAGATCTCAAAAGAGACTGATTTACGGTATGAAGGTTGCCTAAGTTATCCTAATTTATTTTTAAAAGTCCAAAGACCAATTAAATTGGTAACAAGGTTTCTTGACGCAGATGCAAAAGAGTGTATACTAGTACTTGAAGATTATGATGCAAGAGTCTTTTTACATGAATATGATCACTTGCAGGGTATAGAGTTTACAGATAGAGTTTCTAAACTTAAATTAGAAATGGCTATGAAAAAGAAAGCAAAAAGAGAAAAAAGGTATATAAATGGTTGAGCCTGGCGAAGAACTAAAACTAGTATTTGATAAAGCAATTACAGATGCAAAAAAGTTACAACACGAATACATAACTATAGAACATGTGTTGTTTAGTATGATGTGTAGTGAAACCTTTTTTGGAATCATTAAAGGTTATGGAGCAGATGCAGATTATGTAAAAACTAATTTGGAACATCATCTGAAAGACAAATGCGATGAATTAAAAGTTGAAACTACTAAATTTAAGCCTAAAAAAACACAAGCAGTAGAGCGTGTTCTTAACCGTGCATTTACACAAGTGTTGTTTGCGGGTAGAAACACTATTGAACTTACGGATGTAATTTTAAGTATTATGTCTGAAAAGAAATCTATGAGTAATTTCTACTTAGAACAGGGCGGTTTAATCAAAGAACAATTTGCGGAATATATTAACACAGAACTTGAAACTAGTATTGAAGACGAAGAACTGACAGGCGAAGGGCAACGTGCTTTACGTCAATTTACAACTGATCTAAACCAAGAAGTTAAAAAAGAAAAAATTGATCCTGTAATTGGTCGAGAAGATGAATTAGATACTATTGCACTTGCTTTAGGAAGACGCAATAAAAATAACTGCTTGTTAGTAGGCGATCCAGGCGTAGGTAAAACTGCTATTGCAGAAGGACTTGCATGGAATATTGTTAACGAAACAGTTCCAGAATTTTTAAAAGAATATAAAGTATACATGTTAGACATAGGCAGTATGTTAGCAGGTAGTAAGTATCGTGGAGACTTTGAAGAACGTTTTAAACTTGTGCTTGCCGGTCTTAGAACCAAAGGCAAGACTATTATGTTTATTGATGAAGCACATATGATTAGTGGTGCTGGATCAGGTGGAGGTTCAAACAGTGCAAACGATCTTGCTAACATGTTGAAACCTGCTCTAAGCAAAGGTAATATAAAAGTTGTTGCTTCAACTACTTGGGACGAATACAGAAAATACTTTGAAAAAGATCGTGCATTGATGCGTAGATTCCAAAGGGTAACAGTTGATGAACCTAGCGCAGAAGTTACAAATGATATTTTAAACGGAATCAAAAAATATTATGAAGATTATCATAACACAACTATTACACAGGAAGCAATTGATGAAGCAATCAAACTAAGTGTAAAATATCAAGCAGATAAAAAATTACCAGATAAGGCAATTGATTTAATAGATCTTGCATGTAGTAGATTTAATCTTAAAGAAAATACAGATACTAAAATTGTTAGTAGTAATGAAATACAATTTGAGCTTGCAAAAGTTATAAATTTACCTGCTGAACAAGTAGCTGAAAAAGAAACAGACAATCTAAAAAATCTTGAAAAAAATATAAAAGGAGATGTCTACGGCCAAGATGAAGCAGTTGAGGAGATTGTTGATAAGATACTTGTAGCACAAGCAGGATTAAAACCAGATGATAAACCAATTGGTGCATTTGTGTTTATGGGTCCTACAGGAACAGGTAAAACTGAAACTGCAAAACAACTTGCAAAACAGTTAGGTGTAAAACTTGTTCGTTTTGATATGAGTGAATATCAAGAAAAACACAGTGTTGCTAAACTAATTGGTTCACCACCAGGATATGTAGGTTACGAAGAAAATAATGGAATATTGATAACTAAACTTCAAGAAAATCCTAATTGTGTCTTACTACTTGACGAGATAGAAAAAGCCCATCCTGATGTTTCTCAATTACTACTACAAGTAATGGATAACGGAAAAATTACAGGAGCAAATGGAAAAGAAGCAGATGCACGTAATAGTATTTTAATCCTAACAACTAATTTAGGTGCAATTGATGCTGAAAAGAACAAAATAGGCTTTGGTGACGATGACAACGATTATGAAGATAAAGAATTGAAAAAATTCTTTGCACCAGAATTTAGAAATAGACTTGATGGTATTATTACATTTAGTAAACTAGGTAAAGAAGTAATGATGAAGATTGTTGGCAAATTCTTAGTTGAACTTAAAGCACAAGTTAAAGATAAAAAAGTCGACATAACTATTAGTGACGAAGCACTTGACTATCTAGTAGAAAAAGGCTTTAACAAAAAAATGGGAGCTAGACCTTTGCAACGTGTAATTGACAAAGAAATTAAGCGGCCGTTGTCTAGACAATTATTATTCGGTAAGTTAAAAGACGGCGGCAAATGTAAAATTGATCTAGTTAAAAAAGAATTGGTGCTAGTTTATGACACAAAAAAAGAAACTGTTGAATTATGATACAACGAAGCTTTTCTATAACAAATACCTGTATTCGCTAAGTATCTTCAACGAACTTACTCCGATATTTAGAAATAAAAACTTCAAGTTTGCTTGTACCGTTTTAGATGGATTACAAGCAAACTTTGAAGCAGGACAGCCTCTAGTACGTAATACAAATAATTACACTCAACCTATACAAATAGAACATTTTATAGATGCAAGGACAATCTATAATGAATTAACTAGATACAAAAGACCTTATATAGTCCGGTGCGAAAATAGGCACTTAAATGTATATTGCAATGACTTGTCATTGCTTCAACGGTTAGCTGAAAGATGTAAAAATGCAAAATCATTGCATCAACCTGCAAAAGAACATTTAGAATTTATTAAAAACAATACAAACACTATTATTGTAAAAGATGACACTTACAAATTTAAAGTGACATTTGGTAACAATCTTGTTCCTGATACATTATCTCCGTGGTTGAAAGTAAACAGAGACAAAGTTAAAGTATCTAATATGTTTATAAATGATATCGATAGAGATATGCGGTATATGAACGGTAGATATGTGTATATGACTAATGAAAAAGTTTTGATGCTATTTAAGATACTAGCAGGTGACTGTATACAACGTATCGACAAATTGGTCTGTGTCACAAATATTGATAAATAACAGTATGCCAGCAAGTAGTGAAAATTTTGAATTTACAGTAAGCGGAACAAACGTAGTACAGTTAACACATACTAACGATAGTAGTACTCTTTCGCGGACTTCTAATAAACTAAAAGGTGACGGTTATTATGGCCGCGCTGACGGTTTCCATACGGTACAATATAATATATCCGGTAATGCAGATAACACATTTACAGGTGTTATAGAAATACAAGCAACCTTAGCAGTAGAACCTGCTGAAGCTGACTGGTTTACAATTACAAGTACACAGCAAACATATACTGGAAGCTATGGTAGTTTTA